GTTCAGGCGGAGAATGGTTTATCATACAACTTAGGACAGCAGATAAATTTTGTTATTCCTCCTACAATTGGATTTTTTATGCCCTCTGAAACATATCTACGTATGGATGTAAAGATTAAGTATCCTACTGGATTTAAAGGTCAGCCTCTTACTCTTGATGGTGACATCGGAACAAATGTTTTAATACGTGATATCAGAATCAGTAGTGGCGGAGCACAAAATCAAATTTTGGAGGAAATTCAAAACGTAAATATTCTAACAGCTCTTAAGTATGATTATGAAACAAATGACAATCTACGTAAGAAACGTGCTATGACGGAAGGTGTTATCCTTGAGAGTAATGTTTCTCGTCCTAACAATAATGGAACTGCTACGAATATGAATAACTTGGATACAAATCCTTATTTCACTCGTGCGGATGGTGGAAAAACTCTTGCTGACTCTGAATATAAGACTGTAAAGGCTCTACTAAAACTTCCAACAGGAATTTTCCAAAATGACCGTGTATTCCCTCTTCAAATGACACAGGGACTTCGTATAGAAATAATCCTTGAAGACCCTAATAGAGTTTTCCGTCAGCTTGAAACTACTCTAAAACATAAGAGAGTTACGTCAAATCCTGTATTCCATTCTTTGAGTGGAAGTAATGCTTCAAGAACTTCTTGGGCTACGAGTGCTTCGGCAAGTTCTTTTTATCTTGAAAGACATAATGGTGTTATTTCTGTAGAGTCTTGTCCTTTTGCTGTGGGTGATACTGTCGCATTTGTTAATCCTCGTGAGGTAGATATAGATGCTCCTGGCGATTCACTCATTCCTGCGGATGGTTCAGCTTCTACTGCTGTATGTAAAGCTGTCATTACAAACATTGAGTATGATGCTACTGCTGGAGGTGGAAGTGATACTACTGGTCTTGTAAAGGTCACAGTTACGGAAGTTCAAAATCTTTGGCACGAGGCGATTACTCCTTCTGCTACGAAGCCATTTTATGTATATTCTGCTGGAGTAGAACTTTCTACATCTTACAATCCAACTTGCTCTGTAGATAATGTAGAGCTTCAAGTCCAACAGGTAGAGATGCCTGCTGGATATGTATCTAAGATGAACTCTATGTTAAAGGCTGGTGGTGCTATGAACTATGATTTCCTTTCATTTACAAACTACAAATATTCTCAGCTACAGAGTGACCGTGTCGTAAATATTCGCCTCCCTATTCAGAATAGCAGATGTAAAGCTATCCTTGCTATCCCTACGGATGCGACACCTTACAGTGCTAAAGATTCTATCTCAGCAGAAAACACATATCTTGTAAATAATATTACAAGAGATACTGGTGGTGGTGATTACTCTTACAATCGCTCTACTCGTAGTGGTCTTGTAGGAATCGCGGATCACGCATCAAATTATCAGTTTATCTACGCAGGGAAACTCAATCCTAATAGAAAGGTGCCTCTTGGTCGTATGTCTATAAATTTAAGTAACGAACAGCCTCTTAATCAGCAGTTATTTATTGAGAATGAAAAGGCTCTTCGTATGTCAAATATTGACCCTCTATCATTTACAAAATATCAAGAAAACTTCTTTATAGGAAGGGCATTGTCTCTATCTTCAGGAATATACGATGCTCGTGGGAAAGATTTTAACCTCCAAGTAGAGTATCAAGAAGCATCTGGTCCTACGAAGGCGAAGCTTTGGAATTGTTTCGTCAGTCATTTAAGACGTATTGTCGTGAGAGGCGATCAAATTGCCTTGGAAGTATAAAGATATCTTTTGAATTTTTTAAAATAATTTTTTTGATATAAATATATAATAGAATTATAAAATATGTCATCTCGTCAAAATCTTCAAGTAACTCCGAGTAATCACACCTCTACAGGTAAGATTTCATACAAGAATGGAAATCCTCTTATCCAGTTTATTATTGGAGAACAGGGAAGAATGCTTGTCGGTCAATCTGTAAGACTTGTAGGAAAATTTTCTATTTTTAAGGAAGATGGAACACTTGCTACATCTGCTCTTCGTATGTCTGAACAGCTTGGATTGTATTCTATCATTGATTCACTTACGATAAAAAGTCAGGCTACACATCAGGTAATAGAAGAAATCAAACATTTTCCAAGAATGATGAGTTCTTATCTTCCTGTTACTTCTTCAGAACAAGATACATCAGGACATCTTTCTGAAACAGCTCTTGTAGCTCCTAACTGGGCGAACGGACAACATACAGTAGTCTCAAATCCAACTGTAAATGGAACTGGTTCAAGGTCTTATGGGAACTCTTTCGCTATCAATCTCCCCTGTGGCTTGTTTAGCGGACAGAATCCTATTCCTCTAATGGCGAATGGTGCTGGAGGAGTCGGAGGATTGCTCGTAGAAATTTTACTTGCTCCAGATGCGAATGTTCTTTTTGATGAAACTGGTTCATCTACGAGTGCTGATGTAAAGAATGCTTTTTATGAACTATCAAACCTCAGCATTTCTTGTGAGGTAATGAGTCCTGACCCCTCTGTTAAAATGCCTCCTGCGAATACATTTGAATACAATTCTATTTCATCATACTTCACAACATTTAACTCTACGAATGCGATTGTAAATTTCAATCTTGGTCTATCGCGAGTTCTTGGTGTTTTCGGTAATATTATATCTGCTGATAAGATTAACAACAGAGGTGAAAATGGTCTATCAAATAACTATCCTGTAAATAAAGATGGAAGTAGTGCTAAAATTAAACAGCTTTTCTTTACTCGTGGAGGAGAACGCTTCCCTCTTGAATACAATGTAGATACTCTACAGAAATCAAATATCGCTATTGACGAGAATAATGATTTTGCTGACCCTGAAATCGTCCAACAATATATGAATGCTATTACACAATTCTCAAAACTTCGTAGGACACAGGTATCCCCTGTGAATACTAAATATACTGCTGGAACTCCTGCTGTAGTAAATTATAAAGTAGGTGGAGGGTCAGTCGCTGGAATTGGTATCGCATACGATGTGATTTCGGGACAGGGAGTAGATTTCAGCTCTGTGAATTGGGGAATGAATATGGAATGTGACCTTACATCGGATAATCCTCAAGCATTCTATCTTTTCGTCCATTCAAAACAGACCCTCGCATTTTCTGGCGATGGTATTTCGGTAGTTCGTTAAAGATAAATAATTATTTGTTTTTTAAAAATTTTTTTAATATAAATATATTTTACAATTATAAAATATGTCTTATGCTACTTCTTCCGACCAATCACAAATGATGGCTCAGCAACCTTCTTCTGCTAATGTTTCAGCAATCCCCGACCTTGTAAAGATAGGACAGATTCCTACGAATACTGCGATTGATATTGAAACAGATATTCTTGACCCTGTCGTTCATAGCGACACTTTCTGTAGATTTCAGTTTCAGAATAAAGGTATCTTACATTCAAATTCAAAGATAATTTTACGTGTAAAGGCGAATGCTTCTGTAGGATTTCTTCCACTTGGTGTAGGGATATACTCACTAATTTCTCGTGTAGCCCTCCGTGTCGGCACGAAGACCCTTTGTGAAATAGATGATTTCGGACATTATATGGGATATAAGTCTATGTTCCTCGCGAACGAACATCAAAAGCAGAGAGAAACATATACAACTGGTCGTCGTATCGCACATAAGCCTTTCTTTACTGAAGCAACTGGCGATGATTGGGCTGGGTCAGAACAAGATTTACAGAAAAAAGCACAGAGAGTCGGTCTTGATATGGGTCTTTCTACATCTACTACGAGAACTAACAGAGATGGTGATTTGAATGACCATTTGTTCTGTAAGACTTCTTCTTCGTATGGTCCCGAATTTGCTCTTTCACTACAAGACCTATTTCCTTTCCTAACACAGAATCAGCTTCCTCTTTTTATGATGAATGAACCTGTTACAATTGAACTATTCTTCTCTGATAAAGCGAGTGAGCGTCTATGTCTTCCAAGCTCTGCTTCTAATACAACTCCTAATTTTGAAATAGACCAGACAGCCACTCAGCTCATTGCTGATTACCAATATTTCCCTCAGGAGATGATGGAACAATACGCTCAGCAGAATGCTAATCTCAGTTTTACATTTAGTGACTATAGACTTGCGAAGAGAAGTATATCTATTAATGCTTCAAATGCTTCTTCTGTAACAGCACAATCAACAGGACAAATTATCGTAAATGTAGGAGGAGCTGGTCGTCTTGTTACAAAAATTTTCACTACACTCAGTGATGATAATGTTAAAAAGGCATCTATGCTAAATAACTATCACTCTATGGGGCTTCTACGTGATTATAATAATGCTACACAAAGTTTAAGATATAATGGTGTTCTTACATCAAATGTAAAATATAACGACCACTTTTTATATCCTGTAGATGTAGATAATTCAGCACAACAATTTCATTATCTAACACAGACGGAAGGTATGGTTCCTTTCATTAACAGAGAAGAATATAATTTTGAAGGTCAGGGATTGGCTTCAGGACAATTTGAAGGATACACTATGAAGGGAGAAAATCACGGTCTGGCTGGTAGATTTTTCTATCAGGGCTATAAGCTAAATCGTAATGAACGTATTAACAGCAGAGGCATTGAACTATATCAAACTTGGGATCCTCTACCTAACTCCAAGGGAGCTGTCGCGAACACGGCAACTCTAAGAACATATTTAGAAATTGTTCGTGTCGCACAGTTAAACGACGGAAAGTTTGATGTTTTCTTTGCGTAGATGAATAAGATATCTTTTTTAAATTATTTTCTATTAGTATATAATAATATATGGAAGCCCCTCCTTATACCGATACTATCTTATTACAAGCAAATAGGAAATCTTCTGCTGAATATCTCGCTGGTAATGATAAAACTCCTAACTCTTGGACGAATTCTCTTGGCTCTGGAGTGAAATTAGATATTGGAGATACAATATCAGTTCATTCGGCATATATCTCTGAAATAGGAAATGAAGACTCTACGATAGAGATTAAAGGTAAAGTAGCTACGAACAATATAGGAGAGCAACAGAAATATACGACAAAGACTACTACATTAAATAAATTAGAAGGACAGAAGAACAATGGTTCATCTACTTATAAATTAAATACAACTGAAGGTAATTATTCTTGGGAATATAATGCGAGTGAAAACACTCATACGATAAGTGATGATACTTTATATTTAACACATTCATATTATAAATGCGTTCAAGGCGATAACTATATATCATTACCACGAGCTTGGGGAGCAGATGACCGTAGAGCTTGGTGGGATGGTGCTCACGACTGGTCTGCTCCTAATGATGAGAGGACTGGAGCAGTTCATTCTCCAAATCCTTATAGATTGGGAAGTGATTATAGTTTTGTAAGAACATTTGGTAATCCTGCGAATGGATATGGTTATGAGACAGCAGAACAAACAATAGGAACAGATAGAACTGAAATATCTAATGATGGAAGGAGATATACATTATTTGTGAGAAAATCTTTTAAGAACTATACACCTGAAGGTGAAAAGACTCATTTTACAGTTCAAGGTGAGAAAGACCCTGCTCTAATGGATTTTATATGGTATCGTAAAACAGTAAAATATGAAGTGAGTAAAGGGTTTAACTCTCCTGCGAATGTGGCTACACAGATAACAAATAAGATGAATGATATTGATGAGATAGTAAATATATCACTGGGTGAAGATAATGACCCTGATACAAATACAAGAAGAGACGGACAAATAAAACAAAATAATTTAAATCTCCAAGCACAATCAAATACCTTTGAGACGTTTCCTTGTTCTAATGCGTGGTTTATACGACACGCTGGAGAATTATGGTTTAAAAATACATACAGTAATGATTTCAATGTTCCAATGTTCTTTGGAGGAAGTGGTAATGGAGATATATCTCCCGAACAAAATCTCTTCAATCTTGGAGAGAATGGTGGAAGCTTTGAAGGAACTACATACACGGCAGGACATATGTGGGAGAATAGACAAGTTTTTCCTGGATGGAAATTTAAATATTCAAAGAGAAGTGATACGAATGCGACTTATACAGTATTAAATCAGTTAGTAGGTTCTGAAATCTGTGGAATAAGAGATAATAGAGTATCTGGAGAGACAGGAACTTGGGTGAAAATGAATAAAGAAATAACAGCACATCCTGGGACTGAATTAATACCTGATGTAGGACACGGTCACGCGATTTACTGGAATATGTCTAATGAAGACCTCGCAATGTATTATGACTCTTGTTATTCAACAGTGGGATTCTTACGTCCTGAAATTCAAGAGGCTGGAAGAGCATTTATGGATAATAATAATAATGAAACGGATGATTACTTTACGATAGATAATAGTTATTACACTCACGGAATGATATTTCCTATGACAAATGAAAGTATAGTAGAGGGGTATCGTTCTACTATATTAACTCAAATCCCTTGGACGGAAGAGAACCTTATAAAATTAAAAAATCTTTTTGAAGCTCAGGAATTGTATCCTGAATTGTTTGACTGGGATAGTATGTCAGAAGCACAGCAAGATTTAATAAATGTTTTAGAATCTACGAAAGATAATGTATCTGTGAATACGATGAGATTTTTACATATGAACGATAATACACAATCAGACGATACAGGTCAAAATAAAACGATTAATGGTTCTATAACATCTACAGACCTTGGAGAATATATTCCTGTTAATAATACAACAGATTTACAACGAGGGATGAGATTATATTTTAGTGACGCGGATACAACTGATACACCTCTTTATCCACGAAATACATATCTTTTAAGTGTAGATACAGCAAATTCAAGAGTTTATGTTAGTAATCCTCATAATGATATATCATACGCAACAGATGGAAGTCAATCTATTTATTTCGGTATGAAAGGTCTTGGGAGTGATAGATATACAAATGGAAGTGATGTAGTTACATATAATCACACTGCTGGAGCTGTATTTTTTGACTATAATCCAGAGCGAAAAGATGTCCGTGAAGGTGAAGGTGAAGGAATAGACACTTATGGTTCATTAACATATGGATTCGGTAAAAAATATCATCTATATGGTAAATATTGGATTGGATTATCTGTGAAAAAATATCAGAATGGAACATTACCTCAAGAGTGGTTTAATGATGCTCCCGTTCCTGCTCTTTCTGGAAGATGTATAGGTTTTGATAGACATTTCAACGCTTATGGGACTTGTGCTATCTTACTGACAAATGGCTTTGCTTCATTATGGGGTGCTCCATATAGTGCTTCAGGAGTAGATTATAAAAGTGCTACTAAATCTTGGGCGAAAACAGATACTAATATGTCTTCAGCATCTAACACTCCATTTCCTGATTTACCGCAAATGTATAAAGTAGTGACAAATCAACCTAACTGGGATGGATGGTTCAAACATAACACAGCAAGTGACCCTCCAAGATATGGTCCCAATCCCGATGCTCCTTCTTTTGCGAGATTATTTAATGAGATATATTGTGGAGCAAATCAACCTACATTATCTTTTTCATCTGATTCATCAAGATTTGCTTTCCAAAATCTTCATACGGCTGAACTGAAAGGAACAAATTCCGAAGAGATACTCGCCGCCACCGATGTATCAGGTGCTAACTCCGCTTGTTTTAAGATAAATAAAAGATTAAGTAGATTAAATTATAGTCCTAATTTCATACCATACAATAATGTTTTTAAGATATATACAGCAGGTGAATTTAGTGCTTCCACGACAGTGGCTGAAAAAGATAATTCTATAACGCCTTACACTATAATGGACGCTCAGAGTGGAATATTCATAGAAGATTATGGATGTGATGAAGCTTCTTGGTCTCAATCATTGTGGGAACTATTAGGATTTACATATTCACAGTTTCATAATAAGGGTTCGCGATTACAGAGATTCAATAATACAGGATTAAAAACATCTACACCAACAACAAATGCTCTGATAAGAACAGAAGACCTCCAAACATTTGTAAAATACGGTTCATCTGGAATATCTGGTTTCAATACATTAGAAGTAAATTATCCTTCTTGGAGATATGATAGTAAGAATGGTTCAGGTTCTACTCACTGGAAACCTTATGCTTCACTTGCTTATGAAGCATTTCCTGGATTTCAATCTTATCCTGCTGTGACAGAAGTAGGAGCAACATCTACAAGTATCATAGCAGATAATCTTCCACGTAAGATGTTATCTCCTGTGTATCTTATAAAGAGTGATTTACTAAATCCTCAATATGTAGGTGGAAGAGACGGAACATCCAGTCTTCCTGTAATAGCAGTGGTAGATAAGAGTTCGGGATATGGAGATTTTTATACAGGAGCAACAGACTCTACAATATTCACAAATACTATTCCTCGCACGATTCAAAATATCAAAACATCTATCGTAGATGCTGATGGCTCTGAATCACGAGTAGATGACTCTTGCTGTGTTATCTATAAAGTAACTAAACAGATAAAAAATAATTCTGTAGTATTGACAAACATTTTAAATCC